TGTGTTGTCTAAAGATGCATTTATTCCTTGATAATTATATAATGAGTGCACTACTCCTATGCAAACCAATCATTGTTCTTCCACAAAATTATGCGAGCGCTAGGGAATGTAGAATTGTTACAGTCAGACCCACAGAAAAAGAAAACATTCTCAATGTTGAAATTTTAGAAGCACCCCCTGTAATCATACAACCAGACCTATCTCCTACTCCCCAAGAAGATATGTATAAGAACGAGTAGTGGGAATTCTAATTTTACTATACAACCATGAGAATATCATTTTATAATATACAAACATACTTTTTACACCTTTAGACATTTAAAAAGTAGGGTAGCTTTATCTATACGCGCGCGCGTAAAGAGGTTCTTAGACAAATGAAGAAGACCCAAAAGACGCCAAAACCTTCTACGATTAAAAAATACAATATTAGAGAAGAGGAAATTAAAGAGTGTATGGGACCACAAGGGGTTATATATAAGATAACATGTAAACCAACTGGAATGGCTTATGTGGGTCAGACAATTGACCTTAACAGACGATTACAATGTCATAAAAGTAAAACATCCGATTGTACTTATTTAAAAAATGCGATTCAAAAATATGGTTGGGATAATTTTGAAGTGGAAACCTTATGGGAGGGTAATATTGAGCTATTATGTGATATGGAAAAGGAGTGTATTGCCGAGCACAATACGATGGCACCAAATGGTTATAATTTAATTGACGCAAAAGGTGTGGGTGGTAAAGTGAGTGAAACTACTCTACAAGCAATGATAAAGTCACAAAGAGATAGATACATTAAAAAAAATGGTCTACTCGGTGAAATTATAGAGATTAAGTCAAAAGTAGATGGGAGAACGACATCTTGGAGTGTTCGAGGATGTCGCAACGGTAAATCTTATAAATTAGCCAACTGTAAAACTAAAGAAGAGGCGTTAGAAGTTCAAAGGGAATTCACAAATAATCCAGATACTTATGAATTATCCGATAGTACCCATGCAAGTCCTGGCGAGGCATTGGGTGTTTATTACCAAAAAGATAAAAAAAGCTGGATGACAAATTTAAATAATACATATTTAGGAAATTATAGTACTAAAGAAGAAGCCGAAGATGCCGTGAAAAGATACAAAGAAGACCCAGATAACTTCGTAAGACCTAATGCTAGAGACCCAAATAGAGACATAGGTATTACCTTACATAAAAGTAAAAATAAATGGCAGGCATCTTTTTGGGACGGCAAAAATAACAGGTTTCTCGGATTATACACAACAAAACAAGAGGCTATAGATGCGAGAAAAAGGTTTATAGAAGAACCCGAAAACTTTACGAGACCTAATCAAAGAAAGCACATTTTACATATGGGACACATATCTAAAAAGTAAAAACTCGCGATCTGGGTTTCGATCCCAGGGCTTTTTGATGGGCTGTTTCTATTTATAATATGAGTAACAGTCAAACTATCTACCAACTGATATAACCGCGATTTAGTCTCTATAATATGAGACTTCTGATCGGCACGACTCGAACGTGCATACAACAGAGAACTGATTACACTAATTTAATAGTGTTACTTAGCTTTAAATACGCTACAATCTGTTCGCTAACCAGTTTGCGTACGACCAGCTAAAGCTCCCACAAGGATTCGAACCTTGGTTTAAGGATTATCTTCACATTCTGTCAAAGTCCTCAGTGATAACCAACTACACTATGAGAGCGTATATAATAGTATACTGGAATTTCTTTAAGTTAATTTAACGCGCTAAGAAAAGTGTGGGATCTCCGTATAGACTAATAATTACAAGAACTGCAAAAGCACCCGCTCCCACTAATAACCAAACCCACCATGGGACTGGCTTAGGATCTTCTGGTTTAGACATTTATATATTATACATCTAGATTTTGTCTTTGGCTCATTGACCGCCTGATTGCTCCAGCTAGGCTACCCTCATCCATTCTTCTTCGTGTTGAGGTGCATACTACCAATCCCCCAAAAAATAGGAGAATCATTCCACCGACGAGAGGGAGAACATCTTGATTCATATATTATTAAGAGACCTTTTAATACTATCTACGAGTATTAAGGCATTGCCAAAAATTGATATAGCCTTGATGCGTTGTTCCAAATCCATGTATTTTAATATATCTGTTTATTTAAATGTTGGCATTCGCCAGCTCACGGCCCATCAATACAATTAGAACCCCTAAAGCACAGAAGGTAAAGACTTGGAAATTCGCCGGACAGTTTCTATTCAAAAATGCAACCATGAAAGATAAAGCTGAACTTGGACGATTCACCAAACAAGAACTCCTTGAACTGGGACCCACTTTTATAAAGATAGGACAATTCATCTCAACAAGAGGAGACCTTTACCCCCTGGAATTTGTTAAAGAACTAGAATCACTCCAGGACGACGTCACTGTTGTGGAGTATGACGATTCAAAAATACCACATGATATATTTTCACACATTGACATGACGAAACCTTTTAAATGTGCTAGTATAGGACAAGTATATAGAGCAACTCTCAAAGAAAATAATCAAGAAGTCATTGTCAAAGTCAAGAGACCAAATATAAAAGAAATTATGATAAATGATACAAATAATATCAAAGACATTGTAGAATTTTTGGAAAGAATTAATATTGACACTGGAACAGGAACTGGAGTTATTCTTGATGAAGCCATTGATAATCTTATCAGTGAAACCGACTATGTCAAAGAAAAAGAAAATGCAATCCAGTTCTATAATAATTTTAAAGATGTTCCTTGGATAAGAGTTCCAAAAGTGTATGAAGAATATTGCACCGAAGACATTCTTGTCATGGAATATGTTCCCTCAGAAAAACTAAATGACATCAAAACTGAAGGTGTCAATAAAAAGAAAATTTGTGAAGCACTCATCACAAGTTATGTAAAACAAACAATGGAAGATGGATTTTTTCATGCAGATCCACACCCAGGTAATGTTGGATTTTCACCCGAAGGAAAACTTGTCTATTACGACTTTGGTCTTTGTGTTCCAATAAGCGAAGAACTCAAAAATGGTTTCATGGAATTATTAATACACATTGTTGAAAGAGACACAAAAAGTATTGTTCAAAAACTTGTAGACCTAAAAATTATTATTCCACAAACAGAACTTGGGGACATTGAAATATTCTTCGAATCCATTTTGTCATACATGGAAAATTTAGACCCCAAGAATTTAGCAGAAGACATTGTGAATGATGAAATACTTATGGGACTAGCTAAAGAAAAACCATTTGTCATACCATCAAGTTTCATATACTTAGCAAAAACTTTCTCTATAGTTGAGGGTCTTTGTTTAGAACTGGATCCAGAATTTAACTACTTTACATATTTAGAACCAATTATTAAAAACAAAGTTTCACAAAGTATTGACATACAATCAATGGTTAAAACGGTGGCTGAAATGCCTACGAGGGTCAAAAATCTAAGCACGGCTGTTCTGAGTTTGGAGAAATCCAGAGCAGCTGTAAAGAGGTCGTTGAAGAAGACGAGGAGGGAAATACGATATGCACAATATAGTATATTATGCACTCTCATTGCTTTGGAGCAACAAAATCAATATGTGTTTGTATTTTTTGCGTCATTAGCTGCATGGTTTGCCTTTACTTCTCGAAAAAATCAATAGCAGTGGGCTCATCTTCATCATATGAATCAACAAGGTTCTTTTGGATGAAACGACGATGTTCCTCGAAAAGTTGTTGGGTTCGCTTGCGCTCTTCAACAGAAATATCCTTCAAACGCTGTCCGTATCTCTCAAGGTCAAGTTGACGCTCTTGATACATACGCTTCCCAAACTTCTTGAATTTCTTAGCGAGCTTCTTCTTAGAAGAGCACACAACTGGAGACAATGTACACTTGGTGGTCAAGGCGAGCATTTTGTTTTATACAAATATATAAATCTTATGCTTTATATCCGTTACACTGATCTTTCTTCTTTATTTATTTTTTTTTCAAACCACTCCTTGTATCCTTCTGACGTCCCCACATATATCCTATCACATGTTTCAACTGGGTAGTGCACAAATAAGTATTTGTATTTATCGAAATTTTGTTCAATGACATCACCATCTAATATATTTGCAAAATATACATCCGTCATTGCTGTCATACCATCATTATCAAAATGTAAAATGCTTCCATTGTTAAAATTACTTAATACCCTACACTGAGCATCCATGAAATGATAAACTTCGCGCATTGATCTTGTTTGTGAACCACCTTTCCCACAAATATTTTTAAAATTCACGAAAACTTTTTTGTTTCCAATTGTCTGAATACCGTCAAAATCTTCTGTGTAATCAAACCCATAAAAATCCTTGAGTGGAGCATGCTTTATTTCTATGTAGTTGAATCTATGATTTAATCTGTATCCGTTAATTTTTTTACATTCAACATTGGTATTTTGAAAAACAAGATTCCTTTGATAGTCTTCACTTTTCATGCTTTTTGAGCCTTGTGAATTTCCACCAAGAAATGCATTTCTTGATTGTTTGTCAAACAATGGATTAGCCATTTTTAATAACCTAGATATTGCTAGCCTCATGCTTTTATATAAAGATAGAAATATATATGTAGTCATGGGTGTAGGTCAGTTTTACACAGTTAAACACGACTACATATTAGATGGTTTTGAAAAACCCAAAGGACCTATCGTTGAACCATTTGCTGGTCAAGGAGATTTAATAGATTGGTTGGGAAGATGTGATGTAGAATCATATGATATAGAACCAAAAAGAAATGATATAGCTGAGAGAGACACTTTGATAAATCCACCCTCGTATGAAAACAAATGGGTCATAACAAACCCACCATACCTTGCGAGAAATAAATGTGAATCAAAACAAATATTTGATATGTATAAAACAAATGATTTATACAAATGTTTTATAATGTCGGTGGTTAATCAAAATGAAAAATGTTTGGGGGGTATATTCATTATACCCGTTGGATTTTTCTTATCACCGAGAGAGATGGATGTTCATTGTAGACATTGTTTCTTATCAAAATATAAAATCACTCGAGTAAAATATTTTGAAGAAGTTGTATTCCCCGATACAACTACAACTGTTGTTGCATTTTCTTTTGTAAAGAGTGATGAACTTTTGACAGAACAAAATATACCATGGGAAAGATATCCAAATGGTGATAAAAAAATATTTAAACTTGAATCAAAACATAAATGGATAATAGGTGGTGAAATTTATGATTTGAAAATTCCAAAAACTATTAAAATAAAAAGAGTGGTCAAAGACCATGAAAATAATAACATGACATATCTGACATTATGTGCTTTGGATACAACAAAGAAAATTTCCCTCGATTATACACCGGGTCATGTATACGAAGGAATAAACACAAGTAGAACATACGCCACTCTTTGTATTTCTGGAATAGAATTGGGTGAAGAGAAGGAAAAAAGAATCGCCCAAGAATTCAATAATTATTTGAATAAAAAGAGAGAAGAAACATGGAGTTTATTTTTACCACAATTCAGAGAATATGATAGAAGAAGGATTCCATTTAGTCTAGCATACAATATAGTCGGTGATTTAATAAATAAAATATTTATGTAATTTAGATGATACTCGGTAAGAGAAAAAGAAGTGCCACAACACTTCGTAAACAATCTGTGAGACATAGTTCAAAGAAGATAATTGTGGATCCAGAATATAAACAAATTAGTGAACATGCAATACGACGCATAAAAAAAAATATTCCTTCGGATGTCAATTTAAGTAGAATATACGCAACAAGCATATCAGAAGAATTTTTCACACAACAGCTGAAAAATGTATTAAATTCCGAAAAAGTTGCTATGCTCATTGGTGTATTTAATTATTCACTTGGGACTAAAGACGTTAATCATGCTATAGCAGCATACAAAGTAGGAAACATTTTATACTGTTTCGACCCTTGGGGAATTCAGAGAAAAGATAAATCACAAAGAATTTTCAAAATATTAAAAAAAATATACAATCCAAAATATTTTTTGGTATACGATGGTTCCAACTTACAAACTAAAGATAGTAGAGGTGCTTGTGTAGGGCTTTCATCAAACTTTATAATTAAAATTACAAATATCAAATCACCTATTAAACAGGGATTTAGGAGATATATAAAAAAGGAATTCAAATCTATATCTACATCAAAGATATGTGATAATTTAAATACTAAAGCGATTGCGATTTCTAAGAAATCAAAATCAAAATCAAAATCAAAATCAAAAAGTCAAAGTCGTTCATTCTCACCAATGAATATTGGTTAATAGTAGGAATGTCATTTGAACTTTTAGTCATTGATAGAATTTTTGGAAAAAAAAATCACGACGAGTTAGATGAACATTTGGACGCAGCAATTTATCTCCTCGTGGATTACACGCAATCAAGGGAACCCTCGAGGACATACAATGTCGGAAAAGTATTGTATTATTTATTAAATGAAGATAAAATTCGTGGAGCGCATTATACAATGCTGAGTTTTTTGAGGAAATTAACAAACATGCTTCTGTCTGATGCTGAGATGACATCTGTTGTATCGACACAAGAACCATTTTCTATAGTTGAATAGTAAGTCCTGTATGAAACTTCTTGGCCATGCACCGTTCCTACAACGACGGTACGATTTCTTGTATTTATCATCATGCCGTGTCCGGTGAATGTGTAATAAAATTTATACCCAGACTCTGTAAGTTCATTTTTCAAGTTGCGTCTCCTTTTGACAAGGTTCTGGTACATCCGGTTGGAAGCACTTCCATCCATTATATTAATATGTTAGATAATAATATGATAGCTATCATTTTGTTGACCACTGTGATATTATTATTGATTTTGGAAAGAACAAAAAATAATAAAAATGTTTATCTGGATACATTGTTGAGACAAAGTGCTCGATATGCCATTGCTGCACAACAAGATGAAAGCCCACTCATTGCAGTTTTACATATAAATTATGCCGCTGCATATTTTTATGCATCTAAAGATATTGCGTCAGACAATGAAATTTTCAACACAACTGGAATTGATGTTCACGAATATAAACAACATTTATCTAAAATACAAGATGCCGTTTCTAAACAAGCTTATGGTGCCTGCCCTGAGTTTGTTGGTGAAGTAGATTTATATATGGGTAGAATAGCTGGAAATGTTTAAAGAATTTATACATTGTACATGGAATGGATTTGGAAACATTACTGTTAGAAAGACTTGAATTGGGAAGGAAAAGGTATGGACACGGTGTGAGAGTCAATGATGATACAACCCAATTTGGAACTCCCTCTGACTCTTGGATGCACATGGCCCTCGAAGAACATTTAGATGCAGTTATATATATTATTGCAGATTACATTAAAAGAAATGATTATCATAGAGAAGAAGATGAAGATGATAATCAACTAATTTTGTATTATGTATCTAATATGGATAAAATATATGGAACACATAAAATTATATTGGACCATTTAAAAAAAGTTATTGATTTGTGTATTCCTGAGGCGAAAATATCTTAAATAAAAAAGTCACATTATTACAAGATGTTCAGCATCGGTAAAGCCGCCTCACAAATAGCACCTTCAGTGAAGGTCGAAAAACCTAAACAAAAACACGCATCGTATAGCGAATTTGTAAAAAAAATAAAAAGTAATGAAATTGAACAGGTTGTTATAAGTCCAAACAAAAGTCAAGCTGTATATTTAGATGACGAAGGAAACTTGGGTGATTCACAAATCATGCAAAACCAAGAACTTTGGAAACTCCTAACAAATACAGAAGCTGATGTTTTGGTTGATATGTCTACACCCGCATCCTTTGACTACTCTTTATTGTTTTTACCCTTGATTATTTACTTTTTCTTCCGGGTGTTTACATCTTTGGGTAGTGGACCACCAGGTATGCCAGGTATGGAACAAAAGAAAGTTGATATGGATACTGAAATTGAAACAAGATTTTCTGATGTAGAGGGCATCGATAATGCTCGATATGAACTCGAAGAAATTGTAGACTTTTTGAAAAACCCAGAACAATACAATGGTTCTGGTGCTAAAATTCCCAAAGGTGCCATATTAAGTGGTCTTCCAGGAACTGGTAAAACTTTACTTGCGAGAGCTATCGCAGGTGAATCATCTGTTCCATTTATCGCATGCTCTGGTTCTTCATTTGTTGAAATGTTTGTTGGTGTTGGTGCCAAGAGAGTTAGAGATTTATTTGAACTCGCTAAACAAAATCAACCATGTATTGTATTCATTGATGAAATTGATGCTATTGGTAAAAAAAGATCTGCCAATGGTTTCAACAATAACGAAGAAAGAGAACAAACTATTAATCAACTCTTGACAGAAATGGATGGTTTTGAAAAAGACACACAAATTGTTGTCATCGCTGCTACTAACCGCATCGACATATTGGATGAAGCACTCATTCGCCCAGGTCGTTTTGACCGTAAGATTGAAGTTGCATTACCAAGTGTTGGAGGAAGAGAAAGAATACTCAAAGTTCACACTAAAGACAAAAAACTTGATGAAAGTGTCTCTCTTATGGACATCGCTAAAAAAACTACTGGTTTTAGTGGAGCTGATTTATCAAATTTAATGAACGAATGTGCAATCCGTGCAGTTAGAGATGGATTAAAAGGTGTCATTACAAAAGAAGTTGTTGAAGATGTTTTCCAAAGACTTGTTGTGGGTGCTAAGGGAGACACTACATTTTCTGCTCTCAAGAAAGAACTCATTGCTTACCATGAATCGGGACATGCAATTGTTGGAGCTTCATTTATGGATTTTGATATGGTTAGAAAAGTTTCAATTATTCCAAGAGGTTCCGCCGGTGGTGTCACTTTCTTTCAACCTAGGGAAGAAGGTGGATTGTTCCCTAAAAGTTATTTCAAAAATCAAATAAAAGTTGCTTTGGGTGGTAGAGCAGCAGAAGAAATTGTATATGGCAAAGATGAAATTACAAACGGTGCATCTGCAGACTACGGTCAAGCATATCAACTCGCTAGACAAATGGTCACAATGTATGGTTTTGGTGAGAACAACTATGACTATAACAACTTAAGCCCAGAATCAGCGAGACAAATAGATTTGGAAATAGATGCATTAGTCAAAGAATGTTATGATGAAGTTATTGCTTTATTAATACAAAAAAGAGCAGCTCTAGAAATGTTGAAAAATATTCTCATTGAAAAAGAAATTATAGATGGAGAAGAAGTATACAAATTGATATGTTCCCTAGAAGTAGATGGAACATGTGTAATGACCCCTATATAAATGTTTAGTTATTGTAGATGTTCAGATACGCTTCTACTTTCAAGGAACTAGGTGATGTAATGCTCAAATATAGACACAGAGGGGAAAGATTAATAATGGACTATGCAAAAGAAAATTGTTCCCTTAGGGAAGCAAAACATGTAGAAGAAATAACAAGAAAAATGTTAGATATATTTCCACGGGGTTCCATGTGTGCTCTAAAACTTACAAGTTTTGGTTCCAGAGAAAGTCCTGACAAGGCATATCTCAGCACAGTTAAAATAGTAAAAGATGCAGTTGATAGAGATATAAAAATTTTAATAGACGCAGAAGATGTATTATACCCAAAACTAGTTAAATCTATTATGGAAGAATACAATACAGAATACAATGTAAATGTTTACCAAACATATCAAATGTATAGAAGAAAGGCACTCGATGAATTATTATATGACATTGAATATGCATATAATAAAAAATATATGCTCGGTGCTAAAATAGTTCGGGGAGCATATATGAATAAACAGCGTTGTTTATTTCACAATAAAGATGAGGTAGACCACGAATACAATAAATCTTTACACTACGCCTGTGTGGCTCCCCATGTGCATACAATAGTTGCAACACATAATCCAGTGTCTCTAAGAATTGCAAAAAAATTTGAAAAAGATAGGTATTACACCGCTAATCTAATGGGCATGGACGAACATAGGCGAGTAGATTACCGTTATATTCCATATGGGAGTGTATTGGAACTCACACCTTACCTCCTAAGGCGTCTCAAAGAGCGTTTATCATGGGCTTAGAGAAGTCGTCTCAACTCTTCAATTTCAGCTGCGTGTATCGCTCTAATATTAGCCATGTGTGAATTTGCAAAATCAAGGTATGGTAAGTAAAACCTTTCGCGCTTTTGTTTTTCATCATCACCAAAATCTCCTCTGACAAGTTCAATCATTTCATCAAAGTTTTCTTGATCCACACCGTTGAACACTGCATACTGTTTCATAGCCAATACTTTAAGTCTTTTTGTCAAGCGTTTAAAATCCTTGTGTTCCTTAATAATTTTTTGATGATATTTAATACGCCTATGAATTTCAATATCAGACAACACGTCTCGTGGAACTTGTCGAGGTTCCTCTACGGGATCATCACTGTCAGACACAGTGTCATACAAGGGCATGTCTTCCATCTCCTTGTAGATTTCTTTGAGTCTGTTGCATGCGTTGAGGTAATCTCCCTCAGGGAGAGCCTCAGAGTTGTTGTCCAAGAGAGCGAGCACTTCACGGATGGCTTCCATTTTTTGAGTAATTGAACTCGCGTTTGACTTAGGTTATTTTAATGTTGTTTTTTTATTAAATGGAATTCGTTCACACAATAGAAAATGCCATGCCAAAAGAATTGTGTAAAGAAATCATTGAAAAGTATGAAAAAGATACAAGAAAGACACAAGCTAAATTAGATGAAGGAATCGTAGACGAGGATATAAGAAAAAATTCAGTGCTATACATTAATAATTTAGAAGACTGGAAAGATATAGATGATCAAATATACAAGTGTGTAAGCAACGTGGTACATGAATATATTGAAAGAACAAAAATTGTATTGGACCATGAACACCCACCAGATATTTTAGAAGGATGTTTAGATGATGATGGATATCATATTCAATGCTATGAAGAGGGTGATTTTTATAACTGGCATCATGATGAACTTATCAGAGATAGAAGATGTTTAACAGTTATGTTTTATCTAAACGACATGAAAGAAGAAGATGGTGGAACTACCGATTTTAAAATTGGTGGTCCACTAACAAGTATAGTTCCTAAAGAGGGGATGTCCCTAACATTTCCTTCGAATTGGTGTTATATGCACCGAGCTGGTATTGTAAAAAACAATGCGAAGAAATATACAATAATTACTTGGATTAAGATAAGACATTCATTCATTAATAATGTTCCATCAATTAATGTTTAGCGCATTAACAAAGTATCCAGGTGCCTTTTTTGTTGTTTCCGTATAAGCAAATTTTATGATTGACCTGTCTCCTTTTGAGACGGGAGATACACAATGTTGAACATCATCAGCTTTGACTACTATCATACTATTTGGTTTTGTTTCTATTTCGTGAACTTTTCTTTTAACAGGGTCATACCACATTGTTTTTGAATCAGATGTATTATGAACTGTATATACCATTTCGTATTGAGGTTTCGTATAAAGCACGGTGTCTTTGTGCCAATCCATAGCACCACCTATTTTATACTTTCTAAGTTCAATAGGAACATCGGCCGGAACTGTGTTTTCAGGTATTTTTAATTTATTTTTAGTTGTTTGAGAATTACACAACTTGGCAATTGTGTTGTCATCAGATACAATTGTTGATATTCTATTTTCGGCGATTGTATTTTTTTCTTCAGTGAGATAATTAGATAATTTAAAACATTCATGTTTTATCTTAGCAAAATCCTCCTCTGAAAAGAAATTTTCTATATATTTAAACCCAAACGATGGTTCCGGTCCAAAGAAGAAAATGTATATAACCGTTATGGCTAATATAACAAACACGCGAAACATATACACTACACAAATATTATTTCATGCTGGATTTTACTTGACCCTAGGGGGAAATTAATAAGAATACCAGTTTTTAATCCGGTTAGGTTTAAATAATTCCTAACCTGTATTCGCATTGCATCATTTAAATTTTTTGTTGATTTGAGCTCAACAACTGTGTCATCGATTATGAGATCGCTTCTTAAATTTCCTATGACGTGGTTTTTAAATGTTATGGGAACTATTCTTTCGCTTTCATAATCTATTCCCTTGCTTCGCAAAGAAACTTCGAAAGCTTTGTGATATACACATTCGTTATATCCAGAACCTAGGGCATCAAGAATTTCTTGTGCACTTTTAATTATTTCTGACATATATTACAATACGCTTATATGCTTTAATAGCAAAATACACCGTTAATTTCAATACAAGTCGAACACATGAAATAAGCATGGAGTCCATGACATCTCTCAGAAATGTTATTCCAAATACATATGTAGTCAATGTATATTCTCGTTTTAGAGCGACATGGGAAATACTTGTTATGTGTTCAATGACTGGTTTGAAACGAATAAGATGTAAATCACTTATTATTCCAAAAACTATAAATACAAAAATGTGGGACATGTCAAAGAAAAAAGTTTGAACTAGAGACAAAACCCCAATGACTGACATTTCATCACCTAAAAGTTTATATAGGCCCAATAAAAAATGTCCATACCATTGAATAATTTTTATCTTTGTATCTGTGTCAGCAACAATTTCATACATGTTTAAAAAGAGAGAGAAATCTTTAATTTTCAAAGAAATCATCATCATCTTCAATATCTGCCCAATTTGAAATATTGTGGGATGCACTTAATCTCTGCAACTCTTGCATGATATTACTTTCATCTTCGCCAAAATCTTCTTCAATCTCCAATTGTTGTTCCTCTACTGGTTGAGGGACTGTTTCTGGTTCTTCGCGAATAGTATCCATGGTAGTTCTCCCCGTTGCGATAATTTCGAATTCTCTGTTTGGTAATTCAGGGTCCATAATATCACCGTGGGTCTCACAAAGTTGACAGTATGCAGTTCGGAGTCCAGGTAGGTGATTGTGTGTAGGTGGCTTGGGCTTGGTCTTTTTTTGCTTTTTAACCTTCGGTTCAATTGTTCTTTCACCCTGGTTTATATGCATTTTACATTTGCCGTCATCGATAGCCTTGTTTTTGCATTGGGTTCCCTTTGCAGTCAACGCACAGCATTGTTCTCTTTCGGCACGAGGCTTCTTTCTTATGGTTGGTTCACGAATGGTCGCTGCATCAATTTTATCACGAAGCTCTTTGTTTTCTTTACGAATTTCTTGAAGCTCTTTGTTTTGTTCGTCGACTTTTGTGTGAAGAGACTTCACCAAATCAACGAGTTGTAAAAGCTGAGATTCCATTTTGTAATTTTTGTGTATTACAGAATTAGAAAATGGATCGGACTTAGGTTATTTTATTACTTTAATTTCAACATGTAGATGGTAGACTTAATGAGCGTTTCAATATCATCTTGTATATTTTTGAGGGCATCATCCTTAGGGAGTTTTATCTTCTTAATACGCACCAAAAGTTTTTTGAAATAATCTTTAGCCTTTTTGGGGTCCTGAATATAACGACTATTGATCTTGTTTAATGTCATTCGACCATTTAGTGTTCCAATATAAGTTTCCGCATAGCTGTCGAGGAGTGGAACAATGCCTTCATAGTATTTTTGAAGGGCTTTGTGTTGCGCGTATGAGGTAGTAGTTAAGTGAAACGCGTGCGCCTGATTTCTAGAATTCATGAGAGTCATTATAAATTTTGATACAGTCATTTATTATTACATGAGATATTTATCTGATAATTTGAGGGGATTAGGGTATTCTAAAATTATTTCTTCACCAGCTTCGTTTACAGCAAATACAATTTTTTTGCGTTCAAGGTCAATTGGTGGGGGGGGTGAAGGAACTCTGTAAATGTGTTCTGTTTCAAAATCATCCGGGGTAAAAAGAAAACGAAGATACGAAGAAATATTTTCAAACATCTTTTTTAAATTACAAGATTATTTATTACGCTTGACTTAGGTTTCCGTGGAACACACGACAGAATTCTTTCAACTTTGGAATGATTTCCCTATCCCAGGTTTCATCATCCCTCATGATAATATAACTTTTTCGTTCATCATCGTGTTGTTCGACCAAACGAGCCATGTTCAACTTGACCATTTGTAAATATGTTTGGACCTGAATAGCTTCATATTCCTTAACAGTATTGAAAAGACACCTTGTTCTGTTTTTAATTTCAACCAATATCTTTTGATTGAAATCACCAATCTCAAAACGATCGATGCGACCAACAATTTCATATGTAGTTCCCTCGATTTCACATACTTTGTATTTGTAAAATGTATCATCCTCGTAAAGATTAGCAGAATCAGTATCAGCTGTTTTGGATTCATTTTTTGTTCCAAAACTTGTGAATAAAGTTTTTCTCAAAAAGTCTTTGACATTGTAAAAATCTCTTAATTGG